GATCTTTCACATAATAATGAGTTGAAGTAAGTTCAATCTCATTCTGGAGGTATGTATCTCTACCATTCCATTTTACATAACAATCACATCCTGTCAACCCCCCTTTAAAAGAAGTTCCATCAAATGTAAGGTTGACATCACAACCATTTTTCAATCTTAGCATTTCTTTGGTCAATTTGTCAAGGTTTTTACAACCAGCAAACTGTTCTTTTGCTTCAATTTCATAATTTAAAATTTTGATACCATTATCATTTACAGTGGGCCACAAGACAAACTGACGATATGGTTTCTTCGATTGATAACTATATGCTTGCTCACCATAAAAAAACTCACCCCATAAAGGAATATGTGTTACCCTAATCATAGCATATCTAGAAGGATACGAGAATGCTTGGGTTTTGTTTTCAAAAGATCCAGTTAACCATTCACGAAAAATTTCAATCATCTTGAGGTAATAGGGTGGGATTATCTACTTCAATTTCAAACATTAAAGGATGACACTCTTCTGCCACCAAATAATTTGATGCTTGATAGAGCTCATCATCATCATAATCATGACCTTCTAATGCTTGAGTTTGTACAGATGGATGATCTTGTACAAGTTGTGGAAGTTCATCAAAGGTGTATGGTATGCCTTGAATGAAATACATTCTTACAACTTGACCCATGTAGAATCTATATGCTTGGGAAAGAGTATATTTCATGTTGTTTTCCACACATTATTATTTATGTGGAATAGGGAGAGGGGGACTTGAACCCCCACGGGCAATTGCCCAACAGATTTTAAGTCTGGTGTGTCTACCGATTCCACCACCTCCCCAGGTGATGAGACAATCATAGCATTTGCTGCCAAGACTGTCAAGTGGGAAATGCTGGAATCGAACCAGCGACCTTTCGATTATCAGTCGAATGCTCTACCGCTAAGCTAATCTCCCGAGGTGCTCCTTGAGGGGATCGAACCCACCTGAGGCGAATTATGAGTTCGCTGCTTTCACCAGATAGCTAAAGGAGCAAAGTGACCCTTAACCTGCCACAGAGTCATCCTACTCGGTTTCTGAGGATCTGTCAATCCCTCTGGCGCCAGTCGTCAGACTTATCCTGAGTAAACCAGTCCACAATGTCATCGGCACTCTCGAATCGTGTCTTGTGGTTGCTTGGATCGGGGTCTCCAAGGTCCAGAGCGTTCATAAAGTCATCCATGCCACCCTCTTCCATGTCAGGATTGCTGGCACGTCTCCTCGCCTGTCTAAGAATCGTTGCTGCTGATCTGTTCGCCTTTGACAATTTTTCTGCCCAAATCATATCTTCAAGTTTTACTTCCTCACCTTTTACAATACGTTCACAAATGAATTCTAATCTAAGACGATACTGGGTAGACAGCATAAAACCCCTGTTCACACTTGATTATTTAGGTCAACCTTTTTGGCATTTTTTTGGCGGGAAATTTTTTTCGGAATTCTTGTAACCAAAATTCAATTTAGGTAAATCATAGGACCTTCGATCGATACATCACTTGCCTTGACGGTAACCTTAGAATTAGTTCCCCATTCAAGAACAGATTGCTCTGGTCCTACAGATACTTTACCTTGCTTCTTACCGAACTCCATCGATGCTTGCTTCTCATCGATACTAATAGCACCCATTTTGGCACCAGTAGTTACGTTAAACTTCTTGGCATCAAGTTCCATTGAGGCAGCTTGTTCTCCTACCTTGAATTCAAAACCACCTTCTGTGTTTGACATTTCTACCTTGCTGCCTGAACTAATCTTCATACCAGCAACACCTTTCTTCTCGGTAGCAAGGACATCTAGTAAATAGTTTTCTTCTTGAGTTGACTTAGACTTAACACCATTTACTTTTGTTAAACCTTTACCTTCAATAACATTGGCATAGTCTCCTAGAATTTTTGCTCCATAATCTTTGTCGATATTAAGAACATAATCACCAGCAACATCAATTTTGTACTCACCTTTGATACCTAAGTTATAATCACCATTAACTGTGTAGTTAACTGCCCCAGGTGTTTCAATGTTTACTGATGCTCCTGGTTTGTTTTGAGAAACAACAAACTCTCCAGATCCATCACTAAATTCTCCACCAGATAATTTCTTGTTAAAGAATGCCGTGTTAAGATCAAAAGATCCACCATACATGTTAATTTTTCCACCATTTTCTCCAGCTTGTATGTTGATATCCTTATTTGACTTGAGATTTAGTGTACTAGAAGCGTTAAGTGTGATATTATCTCCTTTGATAGCACAATCACCACCTATTGCTTCAATGTATACTGGACCATATACTTTCAAAGAATATGCTGGAAGATTAGTTTCCTCTGTGTTACCATCAGCATTTTGTTCTTTGTTGAGAGTGCCACCCTCTGGCCTTCCAGTTACTTCAATGGCAATAGAACCTGCTTTCTCCAATTTAGACTGGACATTCTCAATTAACTTGCCACCACATCCAGATTGACCAGGAGGACCAGCAGCGAGTGTAATATTATTGTTGTTGTCAAAATGTAAAGCGACCTTGCCATTGTAAATAGCGAGACCATTACTGCCATCAGGAAATCTATATGATGTGATATTAAATCCACCGATTACTTGTGAATAATCTGGGAAAGGACCTTCAGCAAAAGCATTCTTTCCTAATTCTGGATCGTAACTGAACCCTCCGTTAAGTTTTTCCTGTGTTGCTGATGAAGGGGTTTGATTAGTTGAGTCTGCCATTATCTACACTCTTTATGGACAATCAATGTAACGACCTGTACCAATCTTGGCATAACCTTGCTCTTCATATTCATTAGTATCTAGGCAAGTAACAGATGGCAATACTCTGGCACCAGATCCACCACCTCCAATAATTTGGATGGCAGGTATTTCATTCCATGTAGATGTTCTGTCTGTTGGTTGTACACTAATTACATATCCTCGCTCATCAATAATTGCTTCGGCACGTCCAGCTTCACCATCAACATAAACTTCTGGTGCCGTTGTGTATCCAACACCAGGATTAATAATAGTGTAAGAATCAATAACACATCTTAAATCAAAGTCTGATGCTAGTTTTCTTCTGTATCCTCTTCCACTTCTAGTAACTCGAATTTCAGTGACGTTACCATTAGAATCCAAGAGAGGTATAGCAGAAGCACCGTATCCAGCACCACTAATAATTACCCTAGGTGGAAGAGCATATGGACATCCTCTGCTGATAATAGGAATGCTTATGATGGCACCACTCTCATCTGTAATTGGAGCACCAGCAATTGGTCTATCATAGCAAGGTCTTAGTCCTATTAGTTCTTGATCTCTTAATCTATCAGCAGTAGTATCATTAATAATAACATCAGCTGATGCTCCTGTACCGTTGATAATAAATGTAACTGTTTCTGGAACTTCAATCTCTAAGTCTTCTGATATTCCAATGTAAACTGTTGCTCTGTCATTGATGATTGTAAAACTTCCAAACAAAGAATCGTTAATGAAATCAGATCTATTAATACCATCACCATAAAGAGTGTACTGTAAGACAGTACCATTAGGAACGTTGCTTGTTCTGATTGTATATACAATCGTTTCTCCTTCGTCGTATGTTAATTTGTCTGTAGATACAACGAACGATGGTGTGGTTCCATCTCCATCGACATCACCATCAGTATCAGGAAGAATGATAACCTGACTACTTACATTCTCAACTGTCTGTGTGTTTCCTTCAGCATCAATGTAGGATCTGATAGTAAAGTCGAAATATTCTGGAGTTGTTTCAATAATACGATCTCCAGCAATTGTAATTGGAATTACACACTGACCGTTGACAATTTGTAGAGGCACGGCATTAAAATCAACTGAAGACTCTAATCTATACCCAACAATATCAGTACGATCTACGTTACCAACCAGAGCATAGGTAAAGTTTGTTCCGTCTGGAATATTTCTTGTGGTTACAGTGAAAGTAACTGTCTCTCCTTCCCTAACGTAGTTTACATCACTCGTAACGAACCAAGCGGCATCAGTGACAAGTGGATCGTTATCTGCTAAAATGAAAGCACTAGCATAAGCTGGAGTGTTATCAATATAGAATGTAATATTTTCAATAGGATCAACTCCATTATTTACTACATTACCTTCATCATCTAATACTTCTTCAACATCATCATTGACTGCTAATTGTATATCAATAGTAGCATTGCCATTAGTATCTAATGTAAAGTTGCCCGTCAAGTTTCCGCTAGCAATATCATTAGCATCAATGTCACCATCTAAAGTGTAAGTATATGGTCCAGGGTTAGTGACGTTCTGTGTAGTGATACGATATCTAATAGTATCACCCTCGGAATAATAGATTTGATCTGTAGTGACTGAGAATACAGGTCTTGGTGGTGTGATAGATCCTGTTACTGGTCTAACTTGTATTGGATTAACAGTTGTTCTAGAAGGTGGAGAGTATGGTGCTGATGGTCCAGATCCAGATGGTGGTGATAGAGACTCGGTAGTGTAATCTAAGATTGTACAGGTGTATGCTGTAGAGTATGCTGATGATCCACCAAACGATGTTACGTATCCCTCTGGCGTCACATTCTCTGCCAGTCTAATTTGAAATTCTTCTGGGCCTTCTGTCTGTGAATCTCTATAAGTTTCGAATACAATTTGCTTAGTAGTTTCTCCAGGAGCAAAACCAATTGAACTACCAGAAGAAATTCTGGCAAAGTCGGTGCCTTCTGTAGCAGTACCAGGATATACACTGACAGTAACACTAGAAGCCGTGGTTACATTTCCAGATCTAGTGATGACAAAGATAGCCTGCTCCCCTTCCGTTACTTCAATATCAGCAGAACTATATCTGATTAATGTTTCTCCAGGAACACCACTACCAGAGTCAGGATCTGTGGTTGATGGATTGGGACGTGTTCCACCAACAAAATCAATAGAAGTATCAGGAAGATTATCTAAAACAGAAGTGTTCTTTGCTTCGTCACAAACATAGGTTGAATTATCAGTTGCTCCCCCTTCAATGGCATCGATTAATTTATCTAACCAATCTTCATTTTCTCCAGTGGAACAATCGGTACATTCTTTTGTTACTTTTTCACACTGAGTTCCTGGTCCGTCACAAGAAATTCCTAAGAGAGATAAGACTTTATTGATAGCATTACCAATAATATCTAAAGGTGCTGCCAGTAGAGCGAGGATTTCCTGTAGAGGTCCGAGAACATTTTGTAATAGATTGTCAATGAAAGCGAGGATTTGATTAATGATTCCATTGACCACGTTATCGACCAAGCAAGCAGCATTGGAGAAAGCATCCATCAAATAACCTAGCAGAAGATCAGTCAACCATTGAGCTAGTTGCTCTGTTAAATCTGCCATCGAGCAACCAAGATCATCAAGAACATCATTGATAACATCAAGAATTGGTTTTAATCTACTCTCCTTCTTAGTTGCTGGTTCTTCTGCTTCTTCTACCTGATCAATCTGTGATGGTTCTGCTGCTTCTTCTCCTTCTTCTACCGCTTCCTCTGCTACTTTAGTATAAAGAACTAACTCGACTAACTTATCAACACCCTCACGAATTAGTTTTACAATCTCTCCTTTAACACGAGCAACAAAACTCTTAACAAGACGTACTGCTTTGTTAACATATTGCATACCATGATCAATGTAGTTGTTTAATTCTCCATTGATTTTACTAACATAAAACGTTCCTAAGTTACCACCAGATTGCTGAGTTGCTTTCAGCATTTCTCCAATAATATTTGTCAGTCCACCTTTTAAATCATTTTCAGATCCACAATTTGGATTGGCAATCTCTACACATACTTTATTACCTGTTGGATTTGTTGTCGATGCTTCAGCAAACAAACCATAAAATGCTGGGGGCATTCTATCTTTAACAGCGGCAGCAATCTGTCCCGCTTCTCCTACATCAGTAGTGCCAGTATTTTCTGCTGTTGTAGATTGTGCTGGTGAATCTCCATTCCTCTTTTCACTAGAGGGCATTGCCTTGTGTAGCTGAGGATTAATATTTGGACTTAAAAATGTAGTAAAAGATTTACAAGTCTCTCCTGGTGATGGATCTTTCTCTACATTTTCTTTCTTGGTAGCACCAGCGGTGTGACCAATAGATCCCATGATTAATGGTTTTTGTCTGTCGTTATCGAGATAACAACCCATGACCCAATTGCCTTGTCTCAGATCTATTGTGGCACCAGTAACACCACCATCAGACCATGGAGTAGTGACAGGCATCATCACATTTGCCCAAGGCAACTGATCTGTTGGTGTAGCGTCACAATCTTTTAAATGTTGACCGACAATACGTACACGATATCTACCAGAATTTTTTGGGTCTTCCCCTTTGTTAGATTCTACTTGACCAATCCACCAAGCGAATCCGTCCGAACCTATCTGATGTATTGGGAATAAGGAAGATAATGCTGGATCCATATCACTTTACATTACTGGTGTACTCTTTCATGCCGCTAGTATCTCTAATCAATTCCAACTTTGTAGTACATGTGTTACTATTTAGAAAGGCATTGTTATGAGAAAGAGCAGAGATCAAATAAGTTCCGCTGTTTTCTCTATCATATTTCTCAGTCTCTCTAGCTTTCTGTGCTACCATGTTGGGTAGCATAACCTTAATTTTATCTCCTACTTTGAGATTCATGTTACCTGGAATTTGAATCTCTAGCTTTTGATTAATCATATAGTTTCTTCTGGCAATACCCTGAGCAATGTAATGCTTTTGATAGTCTGGGAATGGAGATCCTTGCCCACCAGTGTTGTCTCTGTCTTCATTAGAACCAGGACCATCACCAGAGAACCACGTTTCGTGATCGACAATCATAGACATAACTCTAGCTGGATTAGTTGATAATGTTTCTTGTATTAAACCTAGTTTAGATTGACTACCAAGATGTGCCATGCCATCAAAAGATTCTTTTAAGCTGTGACGATATTCTTCATACTGTCCAGTTGAAAAATTGTAAAACACTATATGACTAGAGAATGTACCACTTCTCATCTGTTCTATCAAGTCAATTTCATTATCAAAATTATATTCTTCGATGATAAATCTATCTCCATCTTTTGAGGGCTTGACCTCATAGGTAGCAACTTCTGCCTCTCCACCAAAAGCATCATCGCCTGTGCTGTAGTAATAATCAATTGGATTGAAATGAAATCCATCTTTATTCTCAAAGAAAAGATATCCAGCAGTGCCAGATGTTTTCTGAGTGTCTCCAGAGAGACCGCTCTTTCCGCCAGCAGTTGTTTTGTTAGTAGAACCTTTTGGTGAACTAGATGATTGTGGAACGGACTTGTGTTGTAATGATTGTATAATTGAATGTGCTTTTTTTCCGTTAGGGAAGAAGTTAACCTGATACTTACAATTCTTCTTGTTAATTTCTTTTTCTGTTTGAAGATATTCGGTAAGAATTTTTTCAACTACCGAGTCTGGTGTTCCTTTTAAAATCTCAGTTATTCTTACTCCTTCATTGTACAATGCTTCTTTAGAAATCAATGCTAGGTTATATGTTTGAGCACTCTTACTGAACTGTCTATTGTATACCTTCCACACGTACAATTCATACTCAAATTCTTCATCACTACTGTCCTTGATTCTAATAGTAACTCTCTCCCCACCTTGAATCGGTAACGTACCAATCAAGTTACTTCCAGAGTCAACCATGTTCATAGCAGCACTGACAAAAGGTGTGAAGATATTTTCATAATAGAAAAAAGCAGCAACTGATGCTGTGATATCAAAACGTTCATCATTGACACTGAATAAAGCCGCTTCTCTAATCTCAATAGATTTTGTATTCTTATTTGCCATTACCAACCAGTGCCTCCATAATAGTTTGGTGTTGTTAGAGCATTAGACACAGGAAATTGATTGGTTAAACCTAAACCTTGTTTCTGTTGTGCTTCTCTCTGCGTATTCATAGCAATAATATTTGCCAATGCTTGCTGACCATTAGCAGCAGGTGGTGGCATTTGTGGGGTCCCAGCAGTGGGTTGAGCAGTCAATCCCAAACCATTTCTAGTACCAGTAGCTGCTGGGTTTGCTGCTGCTACCTGACTATGAACTCCAGGTGCTTTCAATACATTTCCGCCAGCATATGTAGCAATAACAGCATTGTGGAATTGATCTGTACCCTCTACGTGTAAGTGAACAGAACTACTTCCTGGATTAGCGGAAGGAGTTCCAGGCAATCCTCCCTGTGTACCAACTAGTGTTCCTGGTTGTAGTACTTGACCATCTAGATGATGTTGTGGATCATTAACGTGATAATACATACCAACTTTCTGATCTGTCTGTGGATCGTGGAATGTTATACCATGAGCGTCTAATTTCTTATATTTTACAGGACCAAATCCCAGTGGTGTGTATAATTTAGCGCCAAGTCCATCGCTACCATCACTAGGACCACTCTTGCCGCCAATAAAATAATCACGTACCCTAAACCCACGTCTCATGTCTTCTTTTCCATGATGTAGTTGGGTATTTGATACCGTAGAACCAGCTGCTATTGTAGTTGGGGTGCCACCACTTAATGATTGAAGACCTGTTTCGTTTCCAGTTGGAGCAGCAGAAATTGTTCCTGTTGGTGTAACAGGTCCAGCTCCTGGTGGGTTTGCTCCTGCTCCACGACCACGACCTCTACCACCCCCACCACCAGTAGCAGCACCACTCAAATAAGAACTGGGATCGAATGTTGCTGCTTGAGCAGATCCTCCAAACATCGACCCAACAATAGTAGCAGGCAGTCCAAATGCTAATGCTAAAGGTTGAGCAATCTTACCAATGATAGGTTTTAATATTGTAGAAACTCCGCCAAGTTTATTGATAGTTTGTGACAGCAATCCAAGCAGCAGACCACCACCAACTTGAGCTGGTAGTTGCATAACTTGTGACATTGGAGTTACCATGCTGGTATCTGCTTTGCTACCAGCACCTTTAAATACTTTAGACAGAGCGTTATTTCTGTTCAGTGGGATAACTGAATCTCCTGGGTTCAATCCAACGTTAGTTGGATTATCATAGACACCACCTTCAGCAAATTTTCTTCTAAATGGTAGTCTAAATCTAGGTTTCTTTTGGGGAGTTTTTCTTGGCGTTGCTGGTGATTTTCTTGGTGGTTTACGACGAGTACTACGTTTCTCATCAACGTAGTCTAGCATTCCCCCACCCATATCACTCAGGAAATTCATGAATCCTGATAACCTATCGAAGATTCCCCCTCCCATGGGGTCTTCTCCTCCACCACCATAAGGTGTACGAACTTGCTTGACTGTACTAGTATCTTTCTCTGCTTCTAATCTTGCTTCAGCAGAGGCCATGTCTGCTTCTTCTTTCTGCTCGATGTTTAACTCTAGCTGTTCAATTTCAATATTATTTTCTTGTTGCTTGAGTTTATTGTCTTTAGAAAAATATTCTTTGAACGATTTTAAACCCGACGATATACTATTAAGAAACTTATTGTTGTTGGCATCTTGCTGTACAGATTCTTTCTCTGCTGCTCCTAAAGCGGAAACTTTATCAGCAATTCTATCATAAGAAGCGGCAACAGTCTTGAATGTTCTATCTAAAAACGTTTGTAAACCATTACCTCCCTCACTTTCCATTCCTGGCAGAGACAATTGAGTGTAGGGAGACTCTGGTTTAACTGGTTCTTCTGCTTTGTTTAATAGAGCAGTAAACCTTTCTCCTTTCGATAATGCTGGATCGTTCTCAGCAGCAGGATCTTTGGAGAAAGTACCTTTCATTCTCCTGAATCTATCTCCACCAAATTCAGATGCTAATGCTTTACCAAAAAAAGATCCCTTCCTGCCAGATTGTTGCTCTGTTAAAAAATTAAATCTGGATTTAGCATCATCTAATCTTTGTCGCTGATCATCAGAAAGAAGTTCTTTCGATTCGAGATGTGAAATTTCTTTTTCTAATGCTTTTACTTCTTCGTCTCTACTCTTTCTTTCCTCTGCTGCCATCCCCGCAGCAGACTTAACTTTACCAGCAAGATATCCTGCCAGATCTCCTGTGTCTGCTTTTTTATAACTAACGGTGGAACTAGCCATTTGTTATACTATACCCCAAGTATTTAGTTGTTGCTCAGACGAGCATCTTTAACCGCTTTAGACCAGTCAAACAAAGCAGGAGTTGCTGGTCTCGGTGCTGGTTTGGATGTGCCGCTTGGTTGTGATACAGCTGGCATATTTAATATCGCCAATGATGGATTAGCGGGAGCTGCTGGTGGAAGTAGTGGCGATGGAGTTTGTTGCTGTGGAGATGGGTTGAGGAACAAATTATTTGGTTGCTGTGGTGGTGCTGCTCCTGGTGGTGGAGCGACTGCTACAGCATTAAAAGCAGATTCTCCAGCGCCAACTCTTTTTGCCATGGAAGATGCTAGTTCATGTGCCCCAGCTCTCTCAACCTCCTGGGCAAATCCTCTAGTCTTGTCGGCAATGGATGTACCATATGCCATTGCCTTTTCAAATTGTTTGGTTTCGTATGGGTTTCCACCTTTTAATTCCCAAGCAATGTAATCTAACTGTAGATCTAGATCAGCAGGAGATTTACCTTTCTCCTGAGCAAACTGTACTAAACGATTCTTTCTACCACCCAACCATTGCATCAAACCATAAGCACCCGAAGATGGATTGACGGCACCAGTTCTGAACCCAGATTCTGCCCACAAGTTGCCTACGATAGCAGCTGCTTCTTCTTTAGTAAATCCTCTTGATACTAAACCAGAAACTAATTGTCCTGCTTGAGCTGTCTGACTTTCTCCCAAAGGTATGCCAGTAATAGGAACAGTACTGTTGTCAGATCCTGTGGTACTACCATCACCTTCCCCGTCTTCACCACGTCTACCAAAACCAAATAACTTACCAAAGAAACCAAACTCATCTTCTGGTTTAATTGCTCCCGCTTTAACCTCTCCTAGTTTGCTGTCAACAGGAAGCACTGGTAAGTTTAATTGTTTAGCGATGGGATCTGTAACCTGTCTCACCATGTTCTCAATAGGATCTGCCCAAGTTCCAGCACGTTTTGTGACCTCACGTAGAGCAACAATCATTGGTGCTAGTGACTGTAGTGGATTCATTCCTCCTCCAGTTGCTCCTCCATTCCTAATCAACATCTCAGGACCAGCTTCACCAATCTGAGCAGGAACTACCCCACCAGCGTTTAATTTTTCTCTCTGTTGTCCTCCTGGGTCTCTTCCAGTAATAGCATTGAAAATATCATATCCAAACAAAGCAACGTCTGCTACTGCTGATGTGAGTTCGGTTGCCGCTGGCACCAGTGCTCCCCAACCAGTAAGAGCAGCTCCACTAGTGGCAACTGTAGCGGCACCAGAAACCGCTCCAGTGCCTGCCAACCATGCCCCGATCTTATCGCCACGAGAAGCCCTGTCTGCCGCATCAGCAGCACTGAATGCCGTACCAACACCAGGAACCATTCTACCGCCGAACTTACCTGATGCCAAACCAATTCTCTTGGCAACAGGGCTATCGGTAAACCAATTCATCGCTCCCTTTCCTATATTGAGAGCGTTGTCTCCAAAACTTTTAACACCTCTGTTAGCAGTTGCAAGTAACCCAGTTCCTGCTGCTAGCGTACCAGCGGCTAGACCTTTACCTTTAGATAACAGTTTTCCACCAGCATTCTTTCCTTTTGATAGTACGTCCTTTGCTTTATCAGCACCTCTACCCATGAAGTCTTTAAATCTTCTTAACGGTCCAGGTTTTTTTGGACCACCACCTTTAGGTCCACGTGGACCTCTTCCTCTAGGTCCACGTCTCCTTCTCCTACGTCTCTTTCTTTTCTTTCTATCAAAGAAGTCAACGAAATCAAAGAGTCCGCCACCACCCCCATCATCATCGCCGCCACCCCCATCATCATCTTCATCATCACCAGCACCACCTTTGTCTTTCAAGAACTCTGGTTTGCTAGGTTTAATTACATCAGAATTATCTACAGTCTCTTCAATACTTGCTTCTTCTAAACCAGCCTGAGTTTCTTCTGCTAACTCTTGTAAGAAATCTAACTGCTTGTCTTTAGTCTTGTTAATATCAGATTGAACTTTATTATTCTTCTTAAGAATATTCTTTAAAGATTCTACAGTTTTAGCCATGCCACTTAAGGCATCGTTATTATCTGCTTTGTTCTTTTTGATAGAGATTACATCGTTAAATCTCTTCTCTACCTTGTTGAAAGATTCTTTTAATCGATCTAAATTATCACTGAATACTTTACTGACACCAGTTCTGGCATACTTACTAGTGTCAAATAGTTCTGGTTGTCTTACTGGTGGTGGAGTGATGTCACTACCAATGCCAGCTAAGAATCTTTGATCTCTAGAAAGTGCTGGATCATTTACAGCAGCAGGATTCTTAGAGAATGTACCTTTTAATCTAGCAATCTTATCGCCACCAAATTCAAACCCAAGTGCTTTCTTTAAAAAATATCCTCTACCCTGGGGTTCCGCACCAGATTCTTTTGCTAATCTTCTGGCTTCAGCAGCACGTCCAAAAGCATTCTTGAGTTTGATTCCTAAGAACTCATTAAATGTTGCCGCTTTATTTGGATCTTTTGTGTCAAATTTTGCTGCTACTTTCTTGGCACGCTTCTGTACTAGAACTTGCTTCTTTTTTCTTCTAGTTTTTGGTGGCGCTGGTGCCTTTGGGTTTCTGATATTATCAATTAAGTCTTCAAGATTTCTATCAAAAGCATCTGCCATTCTAGTGGCAAGATCTTTTTTCTTCTGACGATTTACCTTGATAGTATTTTTAATTCTCTTTGCTCTGATTCTACGGCGCTTGTTTGGGTTAGTAGGATTTTCAAATGGAGCTTCAACTTGAATTACAATAGGTTCGTCTGGTTCTTTTTGCTCGACCTCAACAATTTCTACCTCGACAGGTATGCTTTCTGGTTCGGATTCTTGTGCCGAGAGTCCACTACCACCACCAAAGTAAAAATCTTCCAAGATCATTCTGATGTTCACGATACCAGCAGTCTCTCTGCCAGTCATTAGATCACTTTCTAGATCATCATAATAATTTGGCAGATCAGATGGAGCAATCCACTGATCTAATCCAGCAACAAATTTCTTTGCTTGATCTATACCTTCACTAGTACTTGGGAAGAAACCATAGGCAATCAAGTGCCCAACAACTATCTCCCTGTGGGCATCATTCTTAATCTTCTTGATTGCCTTTGGTGGAATCATTTTTGTGCTGCTTTCCTAGCTTCTTCTTGTTCTTTAATCCAATTATTCAATAGGGAAACATACACAGTTCTCTCCCAAGGCATCATATTTTCAATCTCTGTCAAGCTATATTTATGGTGCTGCATGAGAGAGAAGTTTGTTCTATAATAATTCTCTAGAGTATTATAGAACATGCTTATCCGAAAAAAGATTGTAGACCCTCCAACGTGTATGTAGATTCGACACCAGTATTTGGATTGGTAACTTTAAACTGGTGCTTAAGAACAGGCATAGTTTCGAAGAATGTTTGTACAGTTTCGAACTGTTGTGGAGTCATGCCTTCTAAAAACTCAATGATCTGCTCCTGTTTCATATCAGCAGAGTCCCAGACTTCCTCATCTTGAAAGATTTGATCCACACATCCAGCAATAACTTTAAACAATTCTTCTGTGGTGGTTAAGTCTTTATTTAATAAGGTGATGTTAATAAATTGATCTACACCAGGATACTTCATGATCATGCCAATGTTATCCTGAAGCATAATCTTATTAGTATGACCTTCTGGCTTCTGTACACTAACATCATCTAAATTTACAGTGACAGATACTTGTGTTTGGTTATCATCCAAGCAAGTAACTTTCATCTGTACAGTTTCACCAGCAGATACTGCTCTAATCTTAAGAAATAGATATTCGAGATCAAACGATGCCAAACTATCGATCTTAATCCCTCTGGTTTGAATACATGACTTGAGAATATCTCTAACAGCATTCTCAATCATCTTTTCGTCTTCAGATTCCATAGCAAGAAGCAAAATCTTTTCTTCTTTGACTAGGAATGGTCTGTATTTAATTGTCTTTCCCGTCGATGGTAGTGTCAACTCGAAAGTTGGCACAGACAAAGTAGGTAATGGTGTAGACATAACAATTTATTCTATATTTTATATTTATCCCCTGAACTTAGTGATGTCGTTATACACAACACTGTACTTAGAGTAGTAGAAGTTAGCAGTAACTTTAGTAACTTGTGATGCCCCATATGATAATGGTACAGCATCAATAGCATAAGGAAAACAATCGATCAAAGTATACATCATTGATCCTCTACTATTAGCAGCACTACTTCCTTTCTCTGTCTTAGTAATGGCAACATTACATTGATATTCATCGGGAAATCTTAGGCGTACAGACTTTTCTCTACTACCAATGAGACCAGTTTCTTTCTTCAAATCACGAAGTCTAGCATCTTTTTTAGCATAGTTTCCGCCACCAGCAGATCCGAGAATAGCAACTCCCTTTTCATCATACTCCTCAAAAATAAAAGAGTACCAAGCGTTAAGAAATTTAAGGGGAGTCATGTTAGCATCACACATCCATCCTAATTGGAAGTCTGTATACAATTTTGTGTGAGCATAATTTACCTGACCCTCTCCCATCAATCTTCCATTGAGTTGTCCTGTTGCTGCTTGAACATTAGGAATCTGTGCTTCTTCACAAAACATTTTCAACACATCTGTTGGTGTTCCCTTAGCATTTTCATCAGCATCTGTAGCATTAGTACCTAGATTTCCAAAGTCAATACCAAAGGTTTTGAATCTAGATCTTAAGTCAGTATGCTGGGACTTGTTGAACATAAATTCAACATCAAAGTTGTTGCTATATGACATGCCGCCTTGCTTGGCCATCACGTCAATAAATTTTGCTATGCCTTTTGCCACACTAAATAGAGATAGTTGGTCCAACTATATTTATTATGGCATACTCTGGAATTTATAAACCAACAAACCCACAGAAATATAGGGGCAACCCTACACGAATCATCTACAGAAGTATGTGGGAAAGAAAATTTATGTTCTTCTGTGATCATAATGATAGCATAGTTGAGTGGGGCAGTGAGGAAGTAATTATTCCTTACCGTTGTCCCACTGATGGTAGGATACATCGGTATTATCCAGACTTCTACATCAAAGTAAAGTCACGGTCTGGACTGATTAGCAAGTATCTTATCGAGGTAAAACCAAAGAAGCAAACACAACCACCGAATGAGAAACCTAAACGTAAGACTGCCGCTTGGAAAAAAGAAGTCCTAACCTACGTTAAGAACCGCGCTAAGTGGGATGCTGCTCAGGACTTCTGTGAGGATAGGCAGATGAAATTTTTAATCCTCACCGAAGATCACTTAGGAGTATAGTCCAATGGCAACTGGATTTAAATCAGTACAACGTAACCAAGTAAATAAAACTCCAGGTTACAAAACTCTCTTTGAGAGAATAACAGAAAAAACAAAAGGAGAAAAGAAGTCTCTGTCATGGTATCGTGCTGCTGTTAAAGATGAAGCTTCATCGTACAAAAAAGATCTTTCTAAATTTGTAGCGGCAGAACGTAGAGATAGAACAGGAAGTAAAAATGAACAGGACTTGAATGTGTTGAGATCATATCCTGTTGCTGGACATCTTTATATGTTTGAGTACAAAGCGAAGATGAGATGGCTTCCATACTATGACAGATTTCCTTTAGTATATGTAATCAAAGCAAAGCAGAATGAATTCTGGGGAGCCAACTTACATTATATGTCTCCCAAGAAAAGAATAATTACGGTACAGAAATTGATGGGTGGTCGTATAGACATACCCAAGAAGTGCTTCCATAAATACATTAACGATCATGTAGAGGGACTGTACCTTGATCTCGCTGCTGTTGAATGGGACACTGCCATTCTACTACCAACTGAGGACTTTGTGAAAAATGTTAACGGTCACCTCTTCCCATACAAAAAAGAAGATGTTTGGGAAGAAACTAATGAAGCACTTTATGATAACATTAAAGCACAAAGAGTCATCGAAGGATATGGCAAAGCATCAGATAGGGAGATGGTAATCTAAATGGCAGACGTTCTCAACATTTTAGGATCTACTAGCAGCACACCACCTTCAAGTAGATTATCATACCCACAAAAAATATTCAGTGATTATACTGACTATGTGAAATTTGATTTCTATAAGTATTCTCCACCGTTTGCTCAGAATCCTGGTGGCAGTACATCAAACAGATACAATGGTGCTAGTTATGAAAAATATCCAGGACTACAAACAGTACTGCTGTATATGCCTGAAGATATTACAGCACAGTACACTGCTGATTGGGGTGGTAAAGGATTCACAAACGTAGCAGCGAATGCTTTACAAACTGCTGGCACCGCTGGATCTGGAAACGGTGGTGGATTCGTTAACTCTGTTACCACTGCTATCACACAAGCAGGGCAGCGATTCTCAAGTTTAGAAGCACAAGCTCTTGCTGGTGCCATCAGTAATGCTCCTGGTGGTATCGGTGGTCAGGTTGGTATTGAAGACGTTCTAGGTGGTGTAGGTGGAGTCATTCTCAACCCAAACGTAGAACTTATGTTCGAAGGATTTGGTCTAAGAAACTTTAGTTTATCCTTTAAAATGGCTCCCAGAAATGCTGAAGAAACTAAGATAATTAGATCAATTGTTGGCACCTTTAAAAAGTGTGCTCTACCAACTTTAGGTCAACAACCTTCTGCTGGTTCTGCTGCTGTTGCTGCTGGGATTGGTGGTTTCATTGACAAACTAAAAACATTTTTACCACCAGATGCCCAAGGTTCTGACAATGAATCAAGTCCAGATCAAAATGCTAACTATATTGGTGTCCCTGGTCTCGTGTGGGTTCAATTTATGAAGGGCGGAGAACTACATCCTTTCCTTCCACAATACAAAGTATGTGCTATCACTGATGTCAGTGTGAGTTACACACCTGATGGATCGTATGCTACATATGGTGGTGCCGAGCCTGGATCCCCCGTGGCAACAGAATTATCAATATCATTCCAAGAAACCAAACTTGTATACTCAAACGATATCGTTGTTGGAGGAACTTCCTACTAATGTATTTCGACATCTTACCATCTATTCAATACGACACAAAACCAATCAGTTATCCATTCTCGGAATCTGATTTTGTCGTAGCGAAAAACTTCTTCAAGAGATTTAAAGTATCAGATACTGGTTTCTCTTACTCAACATACTACACCAAGTCTGCCGTACCTGATGGAGAGAGACTGGATCAGATTGCCGAAAAATTATATGGAAGTCCATACTATGATTGGGTAATTGTACTAACAAACAACCTAATCAATCCATCATTCGGACTACCAATGTCAGAATCTGAATTGAGAAAGCATGTCGAAGAGCAGTATGACAATCCATACTATGATATTCACCACTACGAGATCATTAGTGAAGAAGAACAGATCTCCAAGTTTGGTAAAGTATTAATGCCAGCTGGAACGTGGGTAGATCAATCTTTTTATGAAGGACAAGAAAGATATATTCCAGATACACTGCCCCAACTCACACCAACTGTAGATTACATTCCAATTGTTAACAGTTACATTTTCTCTGCTAGTAGTCCAGATAACAATCTAATAGATTTCAACTACGGACCAGTGGGTGTTTATTTTGATTCATATGGATCTGGAACTGGTGCTGACGGATTTGTATTCTACCCAGCATTAACTTCTGGGGTCAGAAGTTCTGGATACTTACATTTTAGAAGCGGATCTGAAGGTGGAGGA